GAACATATATATCCTCATCTTGTTCATTCTGTAATAAATATGTAGCAGCTTTAATAGAGGCACACAACACAATTAAATGGTCAACTTCATTTGGAATTGCTACAGGAGAAGATTCAGAGTCTGGGTCATAATTTAACGAATTCATATTTAAATAAGAGATTTTTATATATGTGGGGGTGTCATTAATGTGTTCTAAATGTGTTGGAAGGGCCTTTACTGTCTGAGCAGAAGATGGGCCATTAAGTCCAACGGTCGCAGGTTGAATATAATATACAGGGTCAGAGATAGTTGCATATTTAACGCTACTAGACTTCGCAGCCTCGAATGCATCAATATGATTTATTTCCCTGCACTCGAAAATTTTATCTACATTCACAAAGGTAGCATCAGTAGAGAAAATAACACCTAAAATTGGCTCAGAAATTGCTTCTCCTGCATATGAAAAAGCAGCTGCTGTTTGAGTTGCATATCTAAATTTTTCTGTTCTTGGTATAGAAGAATAAACCTCTCTTATAGAATCTTGTATCCAATCTTGTATATAAGTTTGAATAGTGGCCCCTGAAGTATCTATGCCCGTTAATGAACTTATTCTTGAATCTAATGTCGCCATCTTATTTTCTCATTTTCTCTATAGATTCATCCATAGTTGTAGTGTTAAATTCTAATTTAGTTGTCCCACTCCAAGTTGTACGCATATTTACATAATTTTTAGTATTATTACGTGTCAATTCAAATTCATGGTCACAAGAATTAGGTTTAATAACCTTTTTACATTTATCACAATAAATAAAAATTGCCATTATTTTACATTCAAATAATAATTTCTTAATTTTTCAAAATGCTCGCTTGAGTCTGGTCTACTCATTGCGTCTTCAAGTAAATTGTTAAATTTAAGCCATTCTTTAGCAACTGAATCTGCTTTTTCATCGGCCATAGGGCCATGCAAATCAGTTCCCGGTCCATAATGTTTTACGTAATTTACTATTTGTGAGAGAGTGGAATTTTCTAGAAACTCTATCATTTCATCTGTAATAGAATATTTAGTTGGCATCCCCTGTCGACCCGATTCTTGGGCCATACTTTCTATTACACTTTCTGGAATCTCCCCACCATTAACATATTTTCTAATTATTCCTCCACCTTCGTATCCCATTCCTTCCTCAACAGGTGCTTCCATTTCATCAAGACCTAAATCTGGAATTTCAACATCAGGAGCAATAGGCTCTCCATATTCAAAATTATCACCCATTGGAGTTGTTGTTTTCCTATCCATTGCATTTGAAGCAGGATAATTATATTCAAGTTCCCAACTAGGGTTACTGTCAGCTATAGTTGATGCTCTATTTATACCTTCTTCATTATAAGGTTGTCTAGAGACAACATCACCACTTACTTTATCTTTTACTGTTGGCATTTTAGCCCCTCCTTTTTGTAGCATCTATCACTGGAACAGTATAATTACTATCCTTGCTTTTATGCTTTTTAACTATTTCGTAATCATCAGGATTTTGATTTAAAGCTAATAAATTCTCTTTATGCTTTCCTGATGCGTTATTTTTGTTCTTATTAATAATAATTTCACCACCTTCTGCTTCAATGAGTATTCCTCCTTTAGCATGAGATGAGCCAATCAATTCACCACCTTTTGGATATTTTTTCTTTTTATACATTATAAATAATATGCTATAACACTACCGCTATCTAACTCAATAGAAGCAAATTGTCCGTAAATAGTTGCGCCTGATGGAATTTTAAAAGTAGCTGGTATAGTTGCTGTTAACCATGTTACATCACATTCTGATGTGTCTACTACTGAATCTTCCAAGGCTGTTAATGCAATAAATGGTCCTGTTATTTCAGCTGTTCCATCTATTATAATTGCTCCATTTTGCCCTAATTGATGGTTTTGAGCTTCTATTACTGTAAAATTACGTATTCCTTTTGCCATTTTTACCTCCTGCCCTAAGCACTGACTATGCATGAATGGGCTCGTTAAATTTTAAAGTTATGTTACTTGTAGATTCGGGGGTTACCCTTTATACGATAACCCCCATAGTTCTACAAACTATTAAGCTTTATTGATTTAGCTTATTCATTACCTATACATTAAGAGAATATATGAGTTGCTGTGCCATCACCAAATGTGTCGCCACTAAGAACCCATTTAGATTCTGATATGCATTGGAATTTTACCATACCACCGATAAATCTTCCATCTGAATCTGCATCCATTGTAAGAATGTAGTCAGCTGCTGCTGGGAAATTCCAGCCATCAGTATCTATATTTTCATTTAACGCTTTAACAGTTCCAAGATGGTCCTTATCATGTATTGCAACAGCACCTTGATAAGTATCTGCACTTGAAGCAGCTGTTATTGTTAATGTACCAGTAAAGGTAGTCCCTATATGAAACTCATATACTAAACCAGCCTCTGCAGCTGGAAGAGTAATTGCTATTCCTGCTGCTAGATTTAAATCATAAACTGTACCTGAATCTGCTGCTAACACAGTATATGTTGCAACATCAATATTTACAATTTTTTGATTAGTTTCACCATAGTCACCACTATTTGAATTTAATCTATCACTTCTCATTCATAACCTCCTTAAATCGCTTCAAAGTTGTACAAACAATGTGATTCTGGAAGAGTTATTTCAAGACCTGCTTCTGTAAGAATCATGTCTTTACGTAAATCTTCATCTGCTTGTTGTACGTTTGTTATAATGTGAGTATCACGATTTATACCATTTCCTACAAGAGGTCTATAACTGACTTTACTCATGTCAACTATAGCCATGTAAGAATTAGAAAAACCTCTAAATAAAGGTTCTCTAACTAAGTTTAAATCGCCGTGAATAGTATTAATTGCAAGTAGCTTATGTCCATAAGAACCGTTCACATACTCTTTATCAATATTATATTGTTGGTATGTGTTAGCATCATTAGTTTCTTTAATTAAACCACCTGCTCCGAATTTATTAAATAAACTCATTACAGGAAGTCCAGCTAAAGCTAATTTAGCAGATGAACCTCCACGAGCTGGGTCATATATAACTTCAAAATCAGTAAGAAGTCTATCATAAGTAAACTCCCCTTCTGCTAAAGTTCTATTATATGAAACTCCGGGAGAATATGATAAATTCCCATCTCCAGAAGTAGGGGCAGAATTAGCAACTATGTGCCCTACCATTCCTTCTGAATATTGAATTCCATCTACTCTTGCTCGTTGTCCAAAAAGCATAGCTCTTTCTATATCTACTTTATGCTCTCTTAGTTTTAAGTTCCAGATTCGTTGCCATTCATTTGCATATCCTCTGTAATTTGTCGCAATTGCAGTATTCGTCATTTCTGCGGCCGTTTTAAAGATTTGAGTATAACCGAAGTCATCATCTAATCCTTTTGACCAAACATCAGGAGAACCAGTACCTTCTTCAAAAGAAGTACCTATAACTTGACATTCATTATTATTTGATAGAACATTATACCCTGTACTAAAATCAGAACTTGGTAATGATACTATCCTACCTGTGAATGTATTTGAACTTCCTGCGTCAGTCACAGCACTATCAACTCTAACTGTTACATAAGCATTTCCAATCGCAGCGTCTAAAACTTGAACTGCGAAAACCATACCCTTTTGAAGCCAATTAACATCAGTTGCACTACCAGAAGAACTATCATCAACAGTAAACGCATATTGTAGACCAGCTGTTACAGCTGATTCTCCATTTACGTGTGCTGCTAATTGAAAAGTTCTAGTAGTCCAATCGATTTTTGACCGATTCTCTAAGAATCTAAAAACAGGGTCGGTTGTCGATGCTTTCGACATCTTACTTAAATATACAAAAAATGGAGACTCGTCTGGTGATAATTCAGCAACTCTATCGCCAAAGTCATATAAACGTCTTTGGTCAGGGGCTTGGCCTACGCCAGCCGTAGTGGCTGCTGCTGTAATGTCAGAACTTTTAAGTTGTCCCGCTGTAATTGCCATATCGACACTCCAAATTTAACCCTCTATCAACTGTATAAACCTTCAAGTAGGGCTGTTATTTAATTAAAACTTGTTATTGTCGCTGGCGCCCATAATCCCTTTCCACATAGTTTCATCGTCTGAATCAGTTTGTGGTGTTTGACCATTTAGAATACCTCCAGTAGTTGGACTACTTTGAGTTGTTCTAACATTTTCAAGAGGGCTTTCAGCGTCAGCTGCCGTAAAAGCTCGATACATTTTAAGAATACCATCAATACCATATTCAGAAGGGTCTTTGTCAGCAAACTCAATAAAGCCATTGATTTCTTCAGGCGACATTCCACGAGACTGTAATTCGCCTCTGAGTTTAGTCATAGACTGTTCCTGTTCTAATCGTGCTGTTTGAGCACCAACTTGTTGATTCACTTTTGAATTTATAGTACTTTCAAGTTCTTGTTCTCGAAACTTAAACGAGTCAGACTTTGGGTCATTATAGGCTTCCCATGGGTCAAAATCTTTAGGTCTTTCAACCTTTGGTACTTGATTGGCATTTGGCTTTCCAGATAACTTTCCCTTGATATCTTCAACGATATCAGGTCTAGCCTGAAGAACTTTGCCAAGTTTCTCATACTGTTTAAGATTTTTATTTTCCTCAAAGAGTTTATCCTTTTCAGACTGAAAATATTTCGCCTGACTTTGCCAAGAATTCTCTTGTTGGTCTCCACCTTCGTCTTGCCCTGTGATTTGACCTTGGTTATCAAGATTTTCACTATTCATTTTTTTCTCCTTTTTGATGTCTTTTGTTCAGTTTGACTACGCTATTTTTTTGCTTTGTCGTCTTCGATAGCATGTTTACGTAATCTCTGTTGTTCTAGTTTCACCGCATCATTCAGTCTACCGACTTGAATTTTTGAGTTGGCCTTTTGGCCTAATTCTACTTCTTTTAATCTTCCTTTAAACTTTTCTACCTCAACTTTTTGGTTAGATTGCACAGTTTCTCTTTGAGCTGTTTGTAAATCTCCAGAAAGGTTTTTAATTTGTTCTTCAGCTTGTTGTAGCATATTTTGTAATTTAGCCATTTCATCTGTCCTTTGTAATACTCCTGCCTTATCAAATATTTCTGTTTTCTTAAGCGCTTCAAATCTATCAATCATACCTGCTTGATATGCTTGCATATAAATTTCCCATTCACCCCATTTATTTGAAGGCATTGTTGAGTTCCCTATTACACGAACATCAAATTGACCTACAGTTAAATCATTTTCAATAGCTTGCAATTCTTGGTTTTTATCATCATATAATCTTTTATTGACAGTATATTCTGTTAAGTCATTATTAGGTTGCACAATTCTAAATGTTTTTTCAAAATTATAGTGAGATTTAGATAAATTATAAATACACCTACCTAACCTTCTTAAACTTCCTTCTATGTCTCTTAATTTAGAACGACTTCTTCTTTGCCCTAAATCTTCCATCATCATTGTAGCAGAATAAGTTCTAGGCGCTGCTTCGCTTTGCCCTTGCATCATTTCAAATATACCCATATTTAAATCAATATATCTCTCAATAAGTTGTGGTAATTGCATTATTGAGGAAGCTAAAGGCTGAGGCGAAGGAAAATGTGGTTCCCCAAAAGACGGGTCATATTCTATGGTAGCGTTAGGATTTGCCCAATCTCTTTCTAACTCTTCTATATCATGGACACTTCCTTGTGGAATTAAGAGTTTGAGTCCAGAACTTGCTTGTGCGTGTGATGTGATAAGTGACACCACCTTATTGAGGAACCTTTGAAAATCTTTATTCTTTCTAACATCACTCATTGGATATGGAGTGTTAGTCCATATATTAGGAACAGGAACTATAGGAAATATATCTGTTTCCAATATTTTTTCATATAGCACTATTTGTCCTAAAATGCATGTTAATTTAATTCTTGTTTGAGGTATTTCAACAAAATCAATTAATTTTAATTTAATTTTTCTTTTTACAATAGGGTCGTTAATAAATTCTTGAAACTTTTCAGGTGATATAATTGTTTGTTGCCCAGTCTCTGAATTGGCTATACGATAATAATTAACCTTTATTTTTGAATAATACTCAATAAGTCTATACTTTTCAGCTCCTGCACCAAAATCATAATCTTTAACTACATCAGGAGTATAACTTCCTTTTGTTCTTGAATTGCCAGCGCTAGGGTAATCATCATCATCTAATTCAGATTCTATAGAGTCAATTAAAGGTTTATCTTCTCCTTCAGGTATTTCAAGTAATTCAGGATATAAATCACCTAATTGAAACTTTGTAAATATTGTAGATACCATAATACCCGAAGCATCATCAAAATATCTATGTCTAGCATTAGGGTCAACAGCTACTCTGAAAGGATTTAAATGAGTAAACTTAACTTCTCCACGACCATAATCAGATTCTTTATCTACATATGCATAAAAATACCCAAGACCCGTAACAGCATAATCATGTATGACTTGCTTAAAAGTTTCGTCTCCATCAGATATATCCCATATATATTCAAGTATAGTTTGCCATACTTTTGAAACTCTTACATCAGAATCTTCTCTTGCAATAGCAGAGAATTTAGGGGGCTTTGAAGTAACAATAGCTTTAAACTGCTCTATAGCAGAATAAAGCCTATCCATTGGAACAGAAGTCTGATTCCTTGTTTGAAGTTCGTCTAATTCGTCAGCAGAAAAATGATTGCCGAGATAAAAATCTATATCATTTCGTGCATCAGTATCCCAATCTTTACGTGCATCAGTCCACCTTCTGTACAATTCTTTTATATATTTTACTGTACTATCTTCTTTAATCATGCCTAATAATATAAAAAACTATTTGCCTAAAAACTAATAATATATTAAATTCTTGCCCCTGTTACCCAATTATACTTCTTTTTCCTTGAAACCCACCTGCCATTCTTCTTTATTTTTTTACTTTTTCCTGCTTTTGGATTGCCTCTTGCAAATTGTGTAGAAAGCCAAAAAGCATCAATTGTATCATCATGCGAGCCTTTAGGAAAATCAAGAAGTTCACCAATAAATTCATGCATATCCTTTTTTAAATGAACAGCCCCAGCTTTAAACATAGGCTGCAAACCTTCAAATAATCTATCTTTTTTCTTTTGTTGTCCATAACCTTTTATGCCTTTTTCAATACCAGGCAAGAAAAATCCTTCCTTTTTACTTCTTTTCATTACATAATCTCTAAGCATCTCTTGATATGCTATTGTTTCAATATTTATTCTTTTAATTGGCTTATATCGTTTTGCGATTTTAAATATCTCATCGGCACACTCCATTGGTAAGACTCTTTTTCTCCAATATTCAAGAACATAATAATCATAATCAGCAGTAACACCAATAACCATAATAACACTATAATCATTCCTAACCCCAAGTGTCGAAGCAGGGTCAACACCGATATAAATATTAATGTATTCTTTCCTATCATCCAAATGTTTGATATACCATGAACCAGTGTCTTCTTCAAATCTAACATAACCTTTATAAAAGCCATTTGTAATATCCTCCTCATTAAAGATTTCATCTTCAGGTGATTTGGCTTGATTCATATATTCTTGATAAAATTTAGCTGGAGTTCCTGAATCTATATAAAATTGTTTTCTTTCTTGTAATTTTGGTAAAGGCCAACGACTTGGCCATAAAGGTTGACCATTTTCTAATATCGCCTTATAAGATAAAACATCCCAAGAATAATCTTCACCTGTATTATCAGCATCCTGCTTTCCTTTTAATAGGCCATTAAGGAAACTATCATAATGTACCACTGTTCCATTACACCATAAAAACCCACCTTTATCAAAATCTATCGCAGGATACACAGCAGCAGTAACCCAATTCTTAATTTGAAGTCTTGATTCTGGAGTTTTCGTATTTAACTCTGATTCAAAGTCATCAAGTATCATTCCTGTATATCTTGTAGATAATTGCTTTTTTCCTCTTAATCTTTGTGATGTACCCTTTGCAATCATTCTACAGCCATTTTTTAATATAATTTCATTCTTTGTCCACTTATTACCCTCAAGGTCTCCAAAATAATAATGAATAGCAGGATTCTCTAAAATATGATTAGCTATCCAAGCCAAGTTATCACAAGCTTGGTCTTGAGCTTCACCTATCCAACATATAAATTCAGGAGATTCTTTTGTTGCAAACAAGAATCTATGAAGCACTGCTGTTGATGCTAAAGTTGATTTTGCATGGTCACGAGGCAAAACAAGAGCTAATTGCTTATTTTCCTTGTCAATTAGTCTTTTACCCACTTCCACATGGAAGGGGGGCGTCGCAGACGCCAAAAAATCCTGTGGAGAAAAAAGTTTACCGAAGGCAATCAAGTCCTTATAAGCTATCTGTAGAACCTTTTCCTTTTCGGAAACATTCCCATTAAGGTTCAAATTAGCCATTAATAGTCCCTAAGTTCAAAATGTGGTAAATCTTTAAAGTTTGTATCCTTTACTTCTGTGTTGTCGTTCCAGTCGCCTCCCCAGCGTATAGGTATCCCTAATTTGAATGCAACTCCCTTAACAAAGCCTGCAAAGTAGTACATTCTGTCTGTATCTTTCCAATCTATAGGATAAGGCACAACATCCACAGCATTTGAAGGACTAGCATTATGGCGTCCATTTGGGTACTTAAGCTTACTTTTTCCTTCATCAAAGTACTTATTTTGTTCTTCTTTACCTCTATGGCCTTGAATTACAGTACAATCAAAATATTTAATCACTTGATTGAATAATTCTTGTAAATCTTCATGGCAAGTGTCAAGATTTCCTCTTGAACGTCTTCCAAATCTAGGCATTATGCTTCTCCTCTTATTTCTTCGCTACCCATTAATTCGATAACCCTTTCGTTAAAATCAAATTCAGTCCTACAAAAAGGACACAACCAACCAATAACATCATCTCTATCATCCAATAACCCTACTCTCTTGCTT